ATACGGCAACGCCCAAGCGCAAGCGGAAACAAGCCGAGAATACAGATCCATCGACGGCTTCGTCGGGCTGGAAGGTCAAGACGCTGCTGTCGCCGACGCTCAACCCGGGCGACCTGGTTAAGGTGGAATCACGGTACGTTGAAGGCTGGTTTAAGGTAAAATCAGCCCATCATACGGGAGATACGTATGGTAACGAATGGAATAGCGAACTTGATCTAGTAGACCGGAACGCGACGCTGCAGTCTCCCGAAAGCGATGCGGCCAGTAACACTGCAGTCTACGGAAACGGTGGGGCAAGCGGTGAAGTCAGCGCCAACGTCGATGCCGGTTGTGAAGCCGTGGCCGATAACCAGGGCGGATATATTCCCGATGGCTGTGTATACCGGGTCACAGAAGCCGGGTCTTACTATTCGCCGTTCCTCAAGCAGGAGTACGATAATGGCCAATGGGGCGTTGATGGCCTTTGTGCCGACGCCGGAGATAATTGCATACCCTACGATGCCGGTAAGCTCGAAAAGGGCGATGTCATCGTATTTTATAACGACGACCACAGTGAAGGGCATGTCGGCATATACGATGGTAACGGCGGTATGTGGCATAACAGCTTCAACAAACAAAGCTGGTATCATGCCGGAGAT